CCGGCGAGAAGAATTGCTCCATTCGTTTGTTGAAGTGCTGGTTGCTTCGCTAATAGCGACAAACAAACACCTCTGCAGCCGAGCAATATCCTTATCAGACAAAGTGTCGTCCCAGTTGTCAACGTCTCCATCTTCAAGGTCTGCCCATGCGCGAATTTCGTAAGTTTCAAGCATGGCGTCTGCGTCAGCTAGACGTGTGCCCTGATCCCATGACAAAGGTCGATCAGACTCCAAAGCTTCTTCAAGAATCCTACGGCGAGCTTTCAAAGCACCTGCATATTTGTTTTTAGCCCATTCACGGAGATCAGCATAAGTTGCGTATGACATGATATAGCTTTCCTTAGTAGTTGATTGAAACTTTGGGACTGTCGTCAACAAGATGTCCGACGGTCTGCATGATTTGAACCAGGACAGATTCGCGAACAACCGTATCCGTGGCTTCCCCAGCTAGAGTCGGCAGTTCATTTGAAATGCTATTAAGAACGTTTTTTGTGATCTTGACAAGATCTTCCTGATCAAGTCCAGTCCAGATCTTCCGGCCGTCTTTGTTGGCCAACATCGCGATAATCAACTGACAGATCGGTTCAAAAACGCGGTCGTTGACAATAGAATCGCCGCGGCGGGAAAACATTTTAAAGGTTCGCATCTGATTGTTCCTTTCCAATTGTTAATATAATTCTACCAGGAAAAGGATATTTCGTCAATAGTTTTTTCACAAAAAAATATAGTGCAGAATCAATGACTTATCTCTAAGTGCCTGATTCCACACTATATGTTTTTTTTAGTTTATTAAAAACAGTGTTATATCAACAGGTTGTCGATAAGTGCCTGTTTTTAAACGGCTTCGCGAAGAGCCTGTACTCCTGCCGCAACAACCGAACGCTTCGGTGTGCCGAGACGATACTTCGTACGAACATCACCGGCACTGTTGACACGACGGTTGGAATAGATAGAGTAACCATCCTTGCGAAGAAGAGAGATAACAGCTGTCGGATTTGCCAGACGATAACGTGCAACAATCTGATCAGCAGTCAATTCATCACCGCGCTTAAAAGCGGCAATCAGTTTCTTAGTGCGACTCATGTTTTATCCTTTCATAAAGTTTCACACAATAATGACAAAATGTCATCAACTATATTATTATACATTATTGACTAGTAGAGTCAATGAATTTTCGAATATTTTTCCATAATTTTTTTCTCTACAGAAGACCAATATTCTACTCCCCATTCTGATAAATCATCTCTCTTGAGAACTGTTCTGACGTTTGTTAGAAGTTCTTCTACTGTATTAGAGGATAGATTATAGTTGAGTGATAAAACCTCTGCCGGCAACTCAACATCCCACAGCGAGCTTGACATTTTCTTTCTCCTTTCGATATAACTCTCTTACTTCAAGAAATTTAGGCAACCATTTAGAATTCTTTTCACAGAATATTTGCAGATCACCGTGTGGTGTAGCAAGTGCAATAATAGTCAATGGCACTTCAATTCCATATCGTTCTTCGACCATCTTTCCATATCCAGCACCCTGCATGAAATATCCGTCGATCCATTCTCGTTTCTTTGGTTTCTGAAGTGCTTTGAAATCAAGGATAGCATTTACCGTTTGATATTGACACACAAGGTCAGAAGTACCAGCGGTTTCTAGTTCATTACTATAGAGTGGAAGTTCGATTCCATAGATCTTAGAAACTTTCTGTTTAAGAACACGAAGCAGTTGTTTAAAAGCAATGTATTCTATTGGCATGAGAAGCTTTGAATAATCTGGATGAACAGTTCTATTCAACTCATGAAGAATATACTCTTCACAAAGCTTATGAATGTCCTTTCCAAAGTTTGCAGCCTGTCGACCAATCCTTTCTGCTTCTCTAGGTCCTACACGTTCTTTCCATTTTTCGAGACCATCCTTGGGACGAATCCCAAGGACAGTCGTCATGGAAGGATATGATTTACCATCAGGCGTAATATATCGACGTTCTTCGCCATTCTCATATCGTGCCAGATCTAATACAGGCACACGTGCATCTTCTAATACCAACTTGTAAGTCCTAATTCTTCTCTAAGAATGATAAATTGTTTAACCATATCTGATCTAACTATATCATCCTTTTCAAATTCAATGCAATCGAAATACGACATTCTTTTCAGTATTTCCATAAAGGAATGAAGATGGCTTCGTTCTTTCTCTTTAGAGAGATCTGACTGTCGATAATCTCCTGAGAAGATAATACGTGAGCTATCTTTTAGTCGTGTGATAATTGTATTGAGTTCGTTTCCGTTTAAATTCTGACATTCATCGACGACCACAATCTTATCTTCTAGATTGATTCCGCGCAAATAAGACGTTGTGCAAAATTCGATAAGTCCCTTTGATTTGAGATATGCGTATGCATCTCCTCTATTAAATAGTTCGCTGCATATATCCGCGTAAGGAGCCTCATAAAGAGCGGCCTTTTCCTTAATGTTCCCTGGCATAAATCCAATATCTCTGCTAGGGACGGCTGATCTGATAATTGTGACTCCTGCAGCTCCCTCGCTTCCATTATCAAGGATGTCTTGACACGCAAGATAAAGCGCAAGGAACGTCTTTCCCGTTCCACTGAATCCATGCATGAGTAAATTCTTGTCATTATAGAAGGAATTGATTGCACTGGATTGTCGTGGATTTTGAGGTACGATAGGTCGAAGTCTGAATTCATTTTTGGTAGACTTTTTAAGTTTACGTTGTTGCCGATTTGACAATTTTACGGGAGAAGGAGTGGCAACGGAAAGGTGGCTCATATGAACGTCCTTTGTTAAATGTGAGACTGAACATTCTATGTCCTCACCCAAAGTTCTAACGGCCAACAGCTTTATCTCTTGCCTTTCTGTATTTCTTAACAGCTTGTCGTTTTTTAGTTGCGGTAATACCTTTATCACCATACCGTTCGCCAATCTCAGAATAAGGATTAGCATCAGCAATACGTGAAAGCATTTCATTCCAACCACCGTCAGTTTTCTGACTATGGTTAACACCTGAAACAAGTCCAGGTGCTTTTGTGATAATGGCTATGATGTGTGGATTGTCTTTGAGATACTGAACCTTCTCATTATATGACATCATTTCGTCAAATTCTTTGCCGGTTTTAGTGTTTTCAAAAGAATAAATTGGCATTCTAATTTCCGTTCAAATCATTATGGATTTTTTCTATGGAGTTTGATGTATTCCACTGAAACAATCCTGGAAAAAAACCATGTAAACAGAGAACAAATGAAGCTTTAAGCAGGCGGAAAGAAATCTTTTGCGCAAAACAAAAATGTTCCCACCAACTTTTATTGACTACTTCAAGATGTTGTTTTGACTTTTCTATCATATTCTATTTATAAGACTGCATATGTTTTGTAATGAACATTTGGTAAATCAATAGAGATATATGGTACATTTTCTGGAAGGTAAAACGTAAATGTTACATTACGATTTTTTTCTACTATCCAAGAGATATATCGAACACGAGAGATACTTTCTTCAAATGTTGCTTTTGTCTCTGTACTATAATTCTCTGTTCCTTCGTATATATTGCTTTCAGCAATATTCTTCTCATAAACAAAAGAATCGAAACCAACTAATCGCAGATCTGTATAGCCACGTTTGATTGCTTCAAGAATAGCATTTGTACCAGCATTTGATCTTGGAGTAGAAGAAAACGCAGGAATTTCAGCCCAGATTTCTCTTGGTTCCCAGCATTCTTCTTCGGGAGGTATAATCACTCTTGAGGAAGGAAATGTGCTACATTCAATCTCAGTAATGATACCCTCATCAATAGCTACCAGATAATCTGGTACATTATAATCAGGAGCATAATCTCTGTAGATTGCATTACAACCAAAGATAGTCATATTGTCGTTAACACGAGCTACCTCTCTAAGATCAATATCTTTACGAGATAGGCCGTTGCCAACAATCAGTGCTTTATTTGGATTCATGACCTACAAGTGCCTCAATGTCTTGTTTGTCCAATTGAACAAACTTCTTTTTCTCACGTTTCTTTTGCTTTTTGAGAGCTTTCTTTTTACGACCACCAACTTCTTCATAGGAATAGTTGTCATCGTCGAAATAACGTTTCCGGTTTCGAAACGTCTTTCCCATTTTACTTCTCCCATCCTTTGGCAATACCAGGAAACGCTTCTGCTACAACTTCTTTGCTGACCTTTGAATATTGCTCGGGAAGTTTCTTATCCTTGATAGCAATAAGAAGTCTTGCATCATCAGGATCAACACTTTCAAGCAGCTGAAAGAAGATACGTTCGCGTTCAATAGGCTTTGACTTATTTGTCGGCGTTTGAATAACATAGTCCAGCATTCGTGCACGATTATATAATGCACCCTGTAGATCATCAGCCTTGTTCGCAAAGTTGATTGCCTCGTCTGGAATGTTTCCTTCTGGTAATGCAAAGACGACTCGTGGGTCATATGCAAAACCTAGAACTTTCTTAAGAGCAGCAGATGAATTCTTCTGAAGTATAGCAACACGATCTGCCTTTTTGTTTTTTGAGGCTGCTTCTGCCAAAATTTCTGATATACTTTTAGTCATAGTTTCGTAAACTCCTGTGCACGATCTGTTAGATTTTTAAGTGATTTGGACATGAGATAGCCAAAGATATCTCTAGGTGGAGTAATACCAGCTTCCTCATATGATTCAAGGATTTTTTGTTTATGCTCTTCAGGAATAGTACTAAGATCAATCAGTTCTTTATTCCGATTATACTTTTCAAGCATACGTTCATCACAAAAATCTTCTGGACTCAATTCAGCCCATTCGTTGAGCTTCTTAGTTCGAATAGGTTTTTGCCTCTTTTCTGTGAGAAACACATCATCGTCTGATAGGAAGTTAGGAATGCCATCACCTCCATCACCTTTCATGATGTGCATATGAAGAAAACGAGCAGGGTTTTGTTCACGAAGCATCTTCTTTTGAATTGGTGCGTACTGTTCTACGTTTCCATAGCGCTGCAATTGCACGAAATCTTTATCACTTGAGATGATGACAATCTTTTCACTGTTTTTGGTGACAAACCAATCTTCACCTTTTTCTTGAACAAGGACAGCGATAATATCATCTGCTTCACATTGATCGACTTTGATAACACGCAACCCAAGATATTCAGACAGTTCACTTCGAATTTTATCGAGAATATCAAACAGCATGCTCCAATTTATAGTAGATGCTTCACGTGATTTTTTACGAGAGGCTTTATAGTATGGAAAGATTTCTTTACGCCAATAGTTCTGATCATCACAACAGATAATCATTTCTCCATGGTCAGGAAATTTCTTTCGATAAAGAAGCAGACTCGACAAAACCATATGGCGAATGAGTCCTTCCTCCATGTCGGCTTCGTTTCGAATTTGCTGAAGAATATTTGATATACAAACTTGGTTAAAATCAACAAGAATCATTTTCACATAGAGTTAATTAACTCTCTCCTTCTGGTTCATCTTCTAATGAATCAGCCATTGTCTTAAGGAATGGCATAAATGGATGGTCTTGTCCGACAACGTCATAAAGTGCAGCCTGCAAAAGATTACAAATAAGCTCATGATATTCAAGAAATTCTGGATCTTCCCAGTCAATATCATTTGCTTCCATGTCTACAAGAATTTTACGTGCTACTGAGTCTGTAATAAGATGTGTAATTAAAACGGCCCGATGTGTATCTTCGACTATTTCAACACCTTCTTGTAACTCAGGAGAAGGTTCTTTGAGTTCAACTTTTTCTCTTGTTGGGAACCTTATAACGTTATTGCTCAACGACCAGTATCCATTTGATCCTCCTATTCTATACCTATTTATAAGGTAAGTCAACTATTTACCACTTACTTTTTAGAACAATATCGTCTTCGTTTGGATTGTCACTTTTGACTACAATTTTATCTGAATTGATAGCAATGGTAAATGGAACGTTATAATTAGCAAGGTTTCTTTGATCGGTTGAGGGATTTCCTAACATATCACATCTTGGTTGCAAACGTTCCTTTTCAATATTTAGTTGAACACGATATCCTGTTTTCCAAATTCCCTTGAAAAATGATTCTATTACTTTATGGTTCTTACTTGACGGAAAGTCGTCCAATGTTAGAACGATAATTTTCGGAGATTTTGGAGGTGTATTTAGCAATTCGCTGTTTGGATTGGATGCTATCATTTCAAGCACCTCAGGATGATTGTGTTTTCGTTGAGTCGGCCGTTGAGTTTACCCGGCTTCGTTTTGATAGTATCCAACAGCTTACGAAGGTCAGGCTTTGAACCAGTCAGACAGGCCTGAGTAATCTTTTCAATCGCTGGACCACGGAGCCGTTTCTTAGCTGACTCCTCTTTGTCAAAGCCTTTGATCGTGCTGCCTTTAATTTCAAGACCTTCACGACGTTCACTGACATATTTGCCAATCGTATTGTACTTTGTATTGAAGATCCAGACTTCTCGAGCACCAACAATATTGACAGGATCAACAGAGACAAGCTTAAGCTCTGACGCGTCTTTTTGATAGTTGACCTTGGATACAATCTTTTCTTTAGAACGAGTACGCTTCCGCTTAATGATGCGTCGGCGTTTCTTGTTCTTCATCCAGATTTCACAATCAGCAATCAGACCATTGATAAAGTTCTGAGCACGCTTGATGTCCGCTTTCGAATAGCAGCTATAAGCTTCTGCAAGATCATCATCCGTAGCAATGGCGTTAACCTCAGCTTGCAACGGCAGATAATAATCATGAATGACTTTTACCTGAGGACGACCAATGACATTCAGATTAAAATAATCGTAAAAACTGAAATCAACATCACCATCCCAAATTGCATCAACCTTTTCTTCAAAGATTGCAATATGCGCATTAGCAGCGTCAACAGTTCGTTGATAAGGAGTCCTCTTGTCGAGCTTCTCTGCTTTGATAGGAGGAGCCTTAGGAGCAGAAGTTTCCCAGCTTTTCGGAAATTCTTTGGGAGCTTCTCCAGCTTTACGGCGAAGAAACTTAGGAAGATTAGGCATTGACGAGATCATTAAGAGAAAACTCCAAAGTAGAGATAAACGACGCTAAAGAAAAGATATAACGCTACTGACTCTTTGAGAAAACTTTTCATTTTGATTTGTTCCTTTCGAATTGTTAATATAATTCTACCAGGAAAAGGATATTTCGTCAATAGTTTTTTCACAAAAAAATAGCTAACGAAAACAGGCACTTAGAGCTAAGGCCTTGAAATCGTTAGCTAAAAACATTATAGTGTAAAATCAATAGGTTATATCTAAGTGCCTCTCTCAGCATCAAAAATCAGGAAATCGCCATTTTCGTCAATTTTCTGATCCTCGTAAGGAACAGCAATTCGACGATACAGTTCCATCTTGGCACATTCCAAAGCACCGATCATTTCCTGTATTTGACTGTATGCCATATTATCAGACAAATCTGGATGCAAACCAAGAAAATTTCTTACAAGTGTACAGACAATATAATTCATCTCTGCACCATTTCTTGGAGTAAAGTGATTAAGACCATAATCATGAAAATGCTGATCTATTTTTCTACGAAATTCATCACGAATGTACGGCAATTTTTTTCTCCTCATAATAATATACTTCTGCGTATTCAAGACCCAGTTTCAAATCGTGTGTTTCAACCCACCTAAAATTCTTATAGTGAGTAAAAGCAGCATCTGAAACATGATCGGCTTTCGTGCTTCGGCCAACACCAATTCCAAAACACGGTTTATCGAAACCATAAGCCATTCCGAGTTCTACGAGAGCACCTCGTTGCTCATCAGCGGGTTCCGAATAGATAACGAAAAAATCGCAATCATAAACATCCTTAAGACAGATTTCCCATAGACGTGGTTTATCGTTAAGAACAATTGGATGATCTTTACCCATTTCCATCCATCGTCCATTGATATTGAAACCCCACACATCGCGTGCTTTGAGAATTTTAGGAGCATGCCAGACTTTACTAGCTACATAAATTTTAGGCTTAGCAGATTTCATAATATGCTCCATTGATATTCTCATGAAATCCATAAAGATCTTCTTTTGTATTGATGATCTGTCGATAACGATCAATTCCTTTGATTGCCCAATCCCATTCAGACTGATGAACATCTGTTGGTTCTTTTCGTGTAATGATCAGATCTTCTAACCATTTTGGTAACCCAGGTTCACGAACCCACCAAATATGTCCACCGTTTTCGAGAATGGCTTCAATCTCATTTTGAAAACGAACATCTGTAATGACTGTTTTTTCATCATATTCACGTTGTTCGAATAGAGATTTCACCCAGATATCGTCTCCGAAAACTCCACGCATAGCTTCTGTTCCGATTTTTTGTAACGCTAATCGAGGAGTCAAAATACCATCGTTTAGATCAGGAAATACACCTGCCCAGTTTGGATCAGGTTGTTCTCTCCATTTTCTACTTTCAGGAGTATTTCCTTCAAGTGCTTCGCGATCCCAACCAAAGACAACAGATGCAACATCTTTAACCGGTGATGCAAATGCACGTTGTTTAAAGTTGTAATTGTCTTTAAGATAATTTCCAGTAGTACCCTTGCCAGAACCGATAAGTCCGACCACTCCAATAATCATAATGCTACTCCAAAGATAACACCCATAGTTAGAAGAAAACAAATAATGAATATATTGATCGGTTTCATATTATCACAGAACTAAGGATGTCTTCAACTCTTTTTCTGGTGTTGAGTCAAAATGACGATGGACATAGTGATTGAAAAACTCTTCATAAAGATGAATTTTATTCCGCAATCCATAGGTTGCTCTTAAAGAACTATAGTTTGGTTCTACTTTAACTGCTACATCTTGATAGTCAGATCTACCAAAGGTGAAAATTGGCTTTCTATGAAGAATGGCTTCCAATCCGGTTCCGCTGTTGACTGTATAGAGTGCTTGACAGTGTTCAAGAAGAGTATGGATATTACTATCTTCAGTCCAGAAAGAATTTCCGTAACCAAAATTTTTGACTATATTTTTCAGAGGAACCATAGCAGCGCGATTGATTGGATGTGCTTTGATAACTAAGTTTAAATTCCACAGTTTTGCAAAGTTCAAAACAGATTTCAGAGCATCTTCCACAGATACATCACTTTGATTAACAATATTCTGATCATGTGGTAGCTGACACGTGAAAAGAATAAACGGTTCGTTAATCGGAGGTAAAGCACTATCCATAGGCTGTATAAATTTACTTTTTCTTTTCACAACAAATTCATTGATGTACTGATGAAAGTAATCTTCAGGAGAAACGGATTTATCAGACAGTGCAAAAGTATTATCTCCACCCCAACCAGATATATCTATAGAAAACAGATGAGGAAATACTGTTTGCATGTAATATCTAACAGAACTATGAATTTTACTCCAAGTTCCATAAAAAGATTTTGCACTATGATGAGGAACGTATGTATGATCAGCATTATAGTATGGAATGATATCCTTTGTAATTTGCCAAAGAGGAAGTGTCACAACGAGAACACGATCTCCTCGATCTTCGTGAAACTTCTTTAGCTTAATAACAAAGTTCTGCCAATGAATACGAATAGGATGATTTGGTGGACCCATTCTTTCAACAGGCGGAATTGGATTGCCATCATTTTTAAAACTCACATCAAGACGTGGTGCAAGTATTAGAATTTTCTTAGACATTGAATGGATCCACTTCTTCAAATGATTTCATGTAAAAATCTCTTAGACTAATATAGTCTTTGTTTGTGTATTTACGATCGCCTTTACCGGTCCAGATTTTCGAACCTTCTTTGAAATCCCAGTCCATAAATCCAGGTGTGTTGAGATTTAGAATTGGCGTATGCTTCTTGTAACTATTCCAATAAACGGCCGTCCGGTAGAGAACACGTTGATCGAAAAACCATGCTCTTTTTTCTGGAGAATTTAACATAGAATCTCTAAGGTCATTAGCAAAGCATTTTCCCATATTTCCAGAAAGATAAACAACACCGGCTGCGATAGTACTTTCTTCTACCATTCCAGGGAATGGTTCTCGAATAAACAATCCAATGTCTTCTTGAAATTCTTTTAAATCAATATGACTGTTTATGATACAGTCAATGTCGACAATAAGTACATCTTCGATACCATATCCCATGATATCCGCAGCATATTTAAATCGTGCGCACGCGTATACAGTTCTCAATGGATCACCAGTAAGACTCTCTACATTATCCAACGACCACGAAAAAGAAGCTGTAGCGTCATGATCCATTGCTCGTGCTTTATCTCTGAAAAAAGCAGCTTGTCCGAAGAAATACGGCTCCGGGTTTACTACATGCACATGAATATTATTAAAATTGGCAACACAAGAATAGATCAAAGCAGGAGCATGCTCATCGAAATATTTCTGATCACATGCAGCCAACAGTGTCTGTTTTTCTGGTTCGTTTATAAGACTAAACATTTGCTAATTGTCTGAACTTTTCGTAAAGAGGTTTTGGAAGGCGCCGGTGTGATTTCTGAATTTTATCTTTAACAAGAGGAAAAAGAGAAGAGCTTCTGCTGCTAAAATAATGCCAACCTCTATGTCTTCTCATAAATTCATATGAATAAAGATATATGTTTACACTTTTAGCATAAGTTTTCAGATTAATTGGCAATCCATATTGTTTGATTTTTCTAACAGTTCGTAACTCACAATCAAGCTCAAGCTCTTGTATTGTTCTAATCATATTATCAATTTGTTTCTGAGTCAACTCCTTTTCGTAAGCCACCCAATCTTCAAAATCTTCAAGTGCTTCATCAGCTTCTTCCCAAATAGTCTTTCCTTCGAGAAATTGATCCATATGACAACTTTCATGAGCAAGAACACCCAACCATTGTGATCTTGGTTTTTTAGTTGCTACTGCTAATATAGCGTTGGTTTTATCTTCACTTTCTTGGAAATATCCTGAGCAAGCACCACCATGAATCTTAAGAAATTCTTTATCAGCCATTATAAATTTAATGTTATTCTCTTTACATTCTTTCCGAACAGCATCAATGAATTTCTCAATAGCTTTTGTCATATGTTATTCTCCTCGAGTGACATCAAAGCCATTTGCAGCCGTGTAATCTTTCTGACTGCGCTTTTGATAATTCACAAATGTTTCTGGAATATAATCTTCTGGATTCATTCTTCCAGCAAGAATAGCTTCTTGATAGTAATCATCAAAGAGTTTTACCACATCATCACGCCGGTGCTCACGAATGGGGCCATCATACCAGTGTTCTTGGTTGTTTTGCTCTAAACGAAATAATGCATATTTCAAATGGGGCTGTGTGCTCATGTCTGTGTAGTGAAGAATTTTAATCTCATCAAGTGGATCATTTTCTCCATCATAGTTATTCCAACGGCGATCAAACTGTTGAATTAGCTGAGGTCTGCCTGCGAAATAACTGCAGTATCGTGAATGTGATTCTGCGATATTGCGCATACGTGCTACAGGCATGAGATGATCACGAGCTCGTTCACAATTCCATTTGGATACACAGAAACGCCATCCGCCTTTAGATTGCAGAACAGCATTTTCTTCCCATGGGGCATTCCAGAGTTCGGCGAGATCGGCTTGGATAATCATATCGCTATCCATGTAAATAGCCTGACCTTCAAAGCCACAATACTCTGGAATGCCCCAACGAAATCCACTGAATGGAGTTGACCATTGAGAACTATTCCAACCAGACCAATATCCATCCTCTGAAATTTTCATCCAGACAATATCAATAGGTAAAGACGATTTGGTTCGAGCTGTATACTCAAGAACCATTTGAGACTCGGCATCTTCTCCATTTGGTGCACAGCCGACAAAGAGTTTAATCGTATCTGTCATTCAATATAGTCTCCACTTTATCTATTTCAAGAAAGACAAAACCGTCACTAAGACCAGACACAACATAATAACAGTCTGTCAGATATTTATCCTGAAAATAGTCTGACTTCTTAGACAGATACTTAATTTTTTTCTTATCAATCGGCCGTTTGGATCTAACTGACTCTATTCTCTCAATAACGCCCGTATGTTCATTATCTTCAAGAGTAAATTTAATCTTTGTGCCGGGTTCGATAACATCACTAAAGCTCAAACCCATCCTCTACCTCCTATCAGTTCTGATTTATATGTATGATTATCCTCGTAATAGTAAAAGGTTTCAGTAATAAAGTCAAGGCATTCCTGAAGTGTGGAGAATTCTCCTTCACAAGAATATGAGTCATTCGAAGATCCATCATCTCCAAAATAAGGCGTAAGACGACAGACGGACCATGGAGTATCACGATATTTTTCTTTTAAATATTCAGGAGGAGAATAACGAATGTCAATATAATCTCCGTCTTCTCCCTGATAGATCATAGCAAAAATGCCATTGGGATAATCTGGAAGTTCATATTCTCTACCGTTGTGAGTAATACACTGCATTGACGCACTCCACCATAAGTCTATTCATAGTATACACAGCATTATATGACGAATAGGATATTTCATTAGTGCTTCCAAGCTTCATAAGCCTGAGAAAAATCTTTATAAACAGCACGCCCAAGGACTTCACCAACGGCGGTGACATTCATTTCAGAAGATCCACCAATATGCCAAATTTCTTTACGGTCACGATCTCCATCTGAAAGATCCTCTTTGTAATCATAGATCTCAGAAACGACCGTCATGTAGGACACGGCCCGCGAGGTCGCGTTTGAGAACCGCATTTGGATATTCCAAGAATTTGTGATCTTGTCGCAGGGTTCATCTGGTTGACCAAATAATTCCACAAGTTCGTTGTAGGTTGCTAAAACATATCCCTGCAAGCAACAGTCCTGCTTATTAGCGTTGTAGTATGTTTCGAATGGAACACGAGAAACATGAGTTGTCTTTACGAACTGAACTTCTTTGAACATTTCCATGATTAGACCTCCAGTGCCGAAAGATAATCTTTCGACTCATCAGAAAAAAGTACACCTTGGTTGTAGAGAAAATGTTCGTAATCCTGAGTATGAGACTCACGGCTCTCAGGAGCCTCGGACTGATAAAGCCAGCGGATGGCCGTATCGCGGTCACCGGCACCAGCTTCAATAACATGTGCAATGCGTGCCTCAAAGGCTTCAACAGCCATGCGCTCATATTCGGCTTCTTCAGCCTGACGAGCAACCATTTGCTCAATGAGAAAATCCCAAATGGACTGCTTGTCGTCGTCGGACCCATTAAAGAAATCCCAAGCCAGCGAAGAATCCTGACGAGGACGATAACCTAAAGCATCCTTGTGAAGGTCAGAAAAAAGATCTTCGCTGAAGGTATATTCTTTTGCCATTGATTTTATCTCCGTTTGCCTTTTCCAATCTTAGTACCATTCTACCAGGCAACGGATATTTCGTCAATAGTTTTTCTGAGTTTTTTATGGTGAGAAATCAGGCACTTAGAGATTATTATCAGTTTTTTTGAAAACAGTGTAAAATCAATGGTTTATCAATAAGTGCCTGATTTTTAAAGGAATTTTAATCCTAGAGGGTAGTAGGTCCGCATATACCAATCGATACCATGACGAAGACCATCGTTCAAATCATACGTTGGTTTCCAGTCTGGAAGGAGTTTCTGAAATCTATAACTGTTGAGAAGCTTTCTCTTCATTCCAACAGGTTTGTCTTTATTATAGACAAATTCACAATCCACATCCATAATATCTCTGATGGCATTAGCAATCTCTGTAACTGTATATTCTTTTTGAGTACCAACATTCAAAAGATGATATGGAATAGTTGGAGCTTTAGCCATAAGATCAAATGATGCGCGGGCGAGATCATCGACATGCATAAGCTCACGCTTTTGAGTTCCGTCTCCCCAGATTTCAACTTTTGTGCGGCCACCTTTCTTTTTGGCTTCAATCATTTTATAGATAAGAGCTCCAACCACGTGGCTGTTTGTTCCGTTGATTTTATCAAGAGGACCATAGAGATTTGGAGGAATGATAGTCACAAATTTATTCTTTGTGAATTTGGATCCAAACCAACTGGCTTTATGACCTAGCAATTTACCTTCAGCATATCCAATATTTGTTTCCTCAGGAGACAAACCGGAGTACAGATCCATCTCATCCATGATAGCAAGATCTGGAGGATAGACACAGCTTGAACTGTAATAAAAAACATTGACATCTTCGAAGTTTTTATTGATTGCATCTATGAGGTTCAATGCAATCATACCGTTTTCCATGAAATAGTCATAATGACGATTCATATTATCAGCAATTCCACCAACCAACCCTGCAGTGATGAAAAACTGATTTTCATTCGGTCTTTCATTTCTAAGTCTCATCAACAAACGATATGTATCTTTACGATCTGTGAAATCTGCATCATCTCTGTCAAGTGTAATAGCAAATTCTGATCTGCGTCGAGCCTCATGCATTAAAGCTTTACCGACCATTCCTGCGCCTAGAATTACAGCCATTAAGTTATACTCCGCATTATATCAATAAAGTGATCTATTTCTGTACTAAGATCGCGGCTGTCATTTCCAATAAAGAATCCATTATCATGAATACCATCTGCGACAGTCATTTCTCCATAAACACGATGTTCTATATTCTTCATGACTGGTGTTCTAAGAAAATTACCAGCAACAATAGGACGAACAGCAATACCAGCCGCTTTCAGTTGATCGGCAATTTTATCTCGATCCAATCCTTTTCTTAGAATGAAACCAAAGCCAAATGATGATGTCAATCCATCGTCAAACTGTGTTTGAAGTCTTCCCCACGTAACTTTTGTTTTTTCCATTTCGTTTCTGAGATAGAAAAGATTTTCACGACGTTTGTTTATGAATTTGCCGGCTTTATTGAGTTGCTCATATCCAATTGCACCAGAAATTTCAGTAGGACGAACATTATATCCTAATGCCACAAAATTGAATGGAGCATAGAAGTCGTTCTTTTTCTTGATACTAAGTGCACTGACATTATCTAAATGTCTATCCCATCCGTGAGATCGAATAGATTTAAGATAATCTCTAACAGAAGAATTATCTGTAACAACCATTCCTCCTTCCATCGTTTGTAAATGATGACTAAAGAATGTACTATATGTAGTCATGAGTCCAATTGAACCAGGTTCTTCAAATTTTTCATCCACGATTTCATCATCAGAATTTTTGTATTGTCTCAGAACTTTACATCCAAATCCCTCACAATTATCAATGAGCAAAAAAAGATCATTTGCTCTACAAAATCTATCTACTTCTTTTAGGTTTGAAGAATTGCCAAGGAGTGTTACAAACAGAATAGCTTTTGTTTTATTCGACAAAACTGCTTCAAGATAAGAAGCACGCATAGTAAAAGATTCACTGTCTACATCTACAAACACTGGAATAAGACCATATTGTACGAGAGGAAAATACGTAGTTGACCAACTGACAGCAGGAACAATAACTTCATCGCCGGGTTGAAGTAATCCCATTTGTACCATTGTGGAAATCATAATGAGATTAGCAGATGATCCACTATTCGTCATGACACCATAATCTGCTCCTACATATGTCGCAAATGCGTCCTCATATTTCTCTACTTTTTCACCCATAGTGTATTGACCACTGAGAAGTACATCAATACCAGCTTTTAGTTCTTCTTTTCCCCATGTGTCTGTTGCAAGTTCATATTTCATTTTCATTGACCTCGATTGTGGTAATATTAAAACTATCAGAAAGATATCGTAGAGAAATAATATCACTTTCTGAAACGACAGGATTATCTTTGTTTATATAAATCTTTGTCCGATTCCGCCCTAAAACTGCAGCAGAAATAGTAAACATAGAAAAACCACCAATAACCAAATCTGAATACATACAAGAATACCAATCTGCAACTGGAGAATTAGACTTTAGAAGATTATTTTTGTACATTGGATAATATAGTTCTTCAATTCTCTGATGATCGTTTCCAATAAACAAAGCATCATCTTGAAAGTCATGAAAATAGATGCTCCAAAGTTGCCTATAAAAACTATCTGGAAGACATTTACGATCGCCATTGCGATAATGAAACAACAAATGACTGGATCGAAAAAGAAAATCTCTTTTCATTCGCCACAATGCTTCTTTCTTTACATCCGAAAAATATTTTATGAGAATCTCAAGATTTTCTTTCTTAAAACACCCAACCTTTTTTGTATCATCTACAAACTGTACTGGAACCCCGAGATCAAAGATTTGACTGAGATAGTCAACCTTAGAATGATCTGCTGTGTCTTTTGTATTGATATGAATTTCTTTCAATTCATGTCCAGTCATTTGAAGCTGAGCAAGACCAACAAGATATTCCATCACCTGTGTGCCAAGAGAACCTCTTACATTAAGAATCATTTCTTACTCCACAATGTGAGAACACCACGCGGGTGCTCTTCAAGTTCTTCAATCTCACAACCCAACTCCGCGGCCCAATATTCATAAAATTCAGGAAAATATCCAGTTGAATAGATATAAGGTTCTTGATGACGGTCACATTTCATTGGGCACGTAATAATAAACTTACCTTTATAGTCTGTTATTCTAACAAGCTCTTTAAGTAAGTCAACCGGATTTGGTATGTGTTCTAAAACTTCAGTCAGTAGAATATTTTCCATACTTCTATCATTAAAAGGCAAAGGTTGTGTTAGATCATGCTTTATATCTACATCATATTCGCCAAAATCAAGACTTATATATTCTAAACCATGAGCTTCACAAATAGACTTATAAGGCATCGGTCCAGCACCAACATCAAGAATAGCCTCTTTAGAACTGAGCTTTTGAATTTGGTTTGGAATCCATTCTTGTCGAAATGATTTATAATCTTGCATTATCAAAAGGTCTGCATAGGATAAGGAATACGAATTGAGCCATGAATAGCATCACGATATGTTGTTTCTGTTACGTCACCTCGACGATGAAAACCGAAGACATTTGCAATGATAAGAGTGTTTGCTTTGACTTTCATTTTCTGTGGCGACAATCCAAGTTTTCCAATTTCACTTTCATTGATTCTTAAACTTCCTTCATGATGACCGGCACCACGCCAGTCTTCATAGTTTTTATCAAAAGCATTTAATGACTGTTTATAATGCCAATCAATAATCTCTGGACTTTCCATAAGATCAACGGAACATGGAACATACTCGAATGCACCTTCTTCTACATCATTTGGAAAATACCAGAACTTTACAGCAGGGAAGAAAATATCAGAATGGAAAACCTTTTGAATATCGTTGTCGTCTGGTTTGTTTTCAATTCTCTGTAAAAAGATGTTTTCATAAAACAATTTTTCTGCTCCATCTGCTCGTTGCAGACCGGTAGCATTACAGACATACAACTTAATTAGATCATAGATCATAAGAAGATGCCCATCGGGTGTGGGCCGATTGAAAGGTTGCTTATTGACTGAAAATTTGTCAACTCTTGAAATTGAGAGATCTGCAACTTGCGTTAGATACTTTTCTAGAACATTATTGATTTGAACATATCCAAGAGTATGATACTTATTAGAGAACACACTTGTATGTGATCGGATAATTGAAGCATAATAAGAAAAGATCATACGAAAAACATGAAGACCGTTTTCAAGTTTTTCTTTCGTATAGACAACACCGTCTATGTTTTTATAGTTTGAGGTGAGTCTAACATATTCTTCTTCATCTTCTGTATAATTTAAAAGAAAAGAAATATTTTGAAGATTGCATTCACGTTGATATGGTGTAGAATTTGGATCTAGAAATTGCAGTTCGTTTTTCTTAATAGAAAAAAGCTGATCATCATTAAGATCTAATCCGTTCTGACATAAAAACCGGGTGAACAGAGGAATTCGCATACAACCGAGCCTGTGAAATATGCTCTGGTTTTCTGTGCCACTTTCCGTTGATATTGTCATTATAATAATTGTCCTCTTCTAATACATTATGAAAGAACTGCTGACGAACCTCTTCGTAGTTGCAGTCTCCTCTTGTCTTATGGAGAGAAATAACTTCTCTCTTGAAATTTTCTTTACCGTACTGCTCAACGTCTTCTAAGAGAGTCTTAGATGAGCCATAATAGTCTCTCCAATCGCTCTCTTTACGCTGTCTTCTTTTTCTGCCTTTGACTTTTCTTATGGAGAAGAAATATTTGCGACCAATGTATTTTTTACCAGTCAATGTATTTGTTATAATATAAACCATTCCCTCATATTTGTCAATGTCTTTTAATTCTTCTCCACGGAAAATCCATGGATTATTCTTCTTCATCAAAGAAAATATCGTCCTCCGCCTCTGATAATTCAAAACCACAGATAGGACAGAATTTTACTTCCAAATCGTCATTTTCTAATTCAATGGTTGATTCTTCAATACACTTTGGACAGATGATTGTATCGCTTACTGCGCCCATACTTCCTCCCAGCTTCCTTTGAGTGCTCCCTTAGCATAATCTGTTGCTCGATTCTCAAAGAAATTAGTATGAATCGGAGCATTGATAAGAGTTTCCACCCAAGGTAGTGGATTTCTTTTGACTTTGAAGATACCTTTGAGACCCATACTAATCAGACGGCGATCTGCGATATATCGAATGTATTTTTTGACCTCATCATCTCTTAAGCCTTGAATGGTACCCATCTGAAAAGCCAAATCAATGAATTGATCTTCAAGTTCAACCATCTTTTCACAGATGGAATAGATCTGTTCTTTTGTTTTGTCATTCCATTCACCGCGGTTTTCTTCAACAAGATATCGAAATAGCTTGATCATTGCTTCTGTATGCATTGTTTCATCAACAATAGACCAGGTAATAATCTGCCCCATACCTTTCATTTTTCCATGACGTGGAAAATTCAGAAGCATAATAAATGAGCTGAATAGAGCAAGACCTTCTGTAAATGCACTGATGGCTGCGATCTTAATTAAAGTGGATGCATTGTTTTCAATCTTCTCCATAAAGTATTCATGCTTCTGACGCATAGCATCATACTCATTGAATTCGTTGTAGGTTGACTCAGGCATCCCTAATGTTTCAATGAGGTGACTATAGGCTGCAACGTGTAAAGCCTCACGTGCACCAAATCCAAGAAGCATCATACGAATTTCGGGCTGCTGAAAATATGGGAGATAATTCTTAACATACCCACCAGCAACATCAAGATCTGACTGTGTAAAGAAACGAAAAATCTGTGTAAGGAAGTATTTTTCCTCCACAGATAATTTTGTCTTCCAATCTTTGATATCTTCCAGCATTGGAACTTCCGTATGCAACCAGTGAGATTGCTCATGCTTGAGCCAGATGTCGTAGAATTCTGGATATTGAAACGGTTTGAAATATTCGCGTGGTTCTGTAAGCTTAAGCTTCTTCATTGATTGTTGCTCTATCGTTAGGTAACACTTCTGTTAGCAACTTCTTATCACCATACTGTTTGGCAACTTCTTCGTTGTAATAAGGAGATGGTTTCATTGGGCAACCGCCAACACATTGTGTCCAATCATCGCCACTGTTTTTGCCGCATTTTGGACAAATTAGCTTATTTTCTGCTTCAAACATTCTTCTACCTCTAAGTTTATTGTACCACATACTGGATATTGCCCAGGCTTAATTCTCGACGTAACGATCATATCAGGTTCTGTGGATGTGTCGTTACCATTTATATATCCTCTTTTCCAAGCATACTCTGGATTAAATCTTGCTCTGCATCCTTTACAGTTAATCAGTGACATTTATAAAAGGTCTCCTATCTGCCCATCAACAATATCATCAATTTTTTATCCTTCACAAGCTAAACAGGTTTCTCCATCAGCAACCTGAGTAAGATCAATCTCTTGAATAATCTCACGTTCGATTCGTTTTGCAATTTTATCTGCTTTCCCAATCTTATCAGAACGACAATAATATAAAGTCTTCAATCCAGATTTCCAAGCTAGGAAATGAACAGCATGAAGATACTTAATGTTAGTGTCTGGTCTAAAAAATAAATTAACAGACTGTGCTTGATCAATGAATTGCTGTCTATCAGCAGCATGTTCAATCAACCATCTTTGATCAATTTCCATGGCAGTCTTGAAGATATCTTTTTCTAAGTCAGAAAGAAACTTCAAATGCTGTACAGATCCATCGTTTGAAATGATAGATGACCATATTTCATCATAATCTAATTTGGTATTTTCTGTACACTTGTTTTTAATCAGTTCGTCAAGATATTTGTTCTTTGCGAAATGAGAACCGGAAAGTGTATCCTGTCTGTAGGCGTTTGCTCTAAACGGTTCAATAGAAGGTGATGTATTTCCCATGATAATTGAGCTTGAAGCGTTCGGTGCAATTGCCATAAGATGAGAAAATCTTTTTCCGGTTCCGACTGCATCTGGAGCTTCTCCTCTCTTTTCAGCAAGAACTTCGTTAGCTTCATCGAGGTTGCTTCTGATGTGTTTGAAGATTCTCATATTGGCAGATTTAGCCATAGCGCTCTCAAAAGGAATTCCTTTCTTTTGAAGATATGCATGAAAACCAAGAGCACCGACACCAATTGATCTCTCACGCATGGCAGAAAACTTAGCACGACTAATAGTATCTGGTGCAAGATTGATAAAGACAGTCAGTACATTATCAAGCATTTCAGCTACATCAAGAATAAACTGAGGATTCTTAGACCAAGCATCATAGTGTTCAAGGTTCAAAGAAGACAGACAGCAAACAGCTGTTCGATCTTTTGATGTTGGAAGAATGATTTCTGAACACAAATTCGATTGATTAATTGTCAATCCTTGATCTTTAAGAAACTGTGGCAACCCGCGCCGGGATGTATCAATGAAATGCAAATATGGTTCTCCGGTCATCATTCGCAATTCGATGATCTTTTGCCAAAGACTACGAGCACTAAGTGTCTCTATTATTTCTTTAGAGTGCGGATCAATCAATGGCCAACTGTCATCTGCGTTTGGATCTTTCATACAATTCTCAATCAGCTCCATAAAGTCATCTGTGATATTGACTCCATGATGAAGATTAAGACAGCGAAGGTTCTGATCACCAGTCGGTTTACGCATTTCAAGAAACTGAATAATGTCTGGATGGCTAATATCTAAATAAACAGCGTATGATCCACGGCGAGTTTTACCCTGTCGAAAAGCAAGAGAACTTGCATCATACATTTTGAGATGAGTTGAAACACCAGTAGATTTATCGTCACTTGAACGAATACCAAAACCAATACCAACACCGCCGCCGAGCATTGACAACCAATTTGTTTCACTAAGTGTATCAACCAATCCCTCTGCTGTATCATCAATATAGTTCAGATAACAGGAAATAGGCAAGCCTTTTTTAGCACGGCCATATGATAGAATTGGAGTACTAAAAGACAACCAATGCTTTGAAGAATAATCATACAGCCTTTGTGCATGATCATCATCTGTAGCAAATGTCTTTGATACAAATGCAAATCTTTCTTGAGGCGTCTGTTCGTCTTCTTTCATGTACGATTCTTTAAGACGCGTGATACCAGCCTCTCCAATCAATGCATCTCTGTTTGGCTCAAGTTTGATTCCTAGATATTCCATTTAGTCTCCTTGTACGCAATAATTGATATATGGAAAGATCTTTCCAAGTTCATCCGCAGTCATCAGTGCAATTTCTCGATGTTCTTTCTGAGTACCGTTTCCACTACGTAACTGAATGTAATGAATCCAACTACGAAGAGAACCTTTCATATACATCTTACTCATGGTCATACCTTCAGGCAACACAGCCCGAGCTTGTTCTTTAGCAATACCATGCTCAATAGCCCATGCATATTTTCTCTTTGCAGACTCCACATGTTCTTCTTGAAGACGTTCCCATTCAGCAATAAGCTCATCATCACCATCTTCAAGTTCAATACTATTCTGACGATTTTTCTTGTCTTGCAAACGAGCTTCTCGAACCAAGAAATCCAACGACTTAGTTGGATCAGCATAACGTTGTGAGAACTCCTGAAAAGAAAAAGATCGGTGACGAAGAATCTGTCGACCGATATCTCTTGTGGTAATAATTTCTAACGTTGCATCAACCATCTCAAAGACTGACCAATGCTGATTTTTGGCACAATAAGAGACAAGCTTTTCTGCCGTTTCGTTATTATGCTGATTAGAAGGATTTGAGACGCGAGCTGTATAAGCAATCATCTCAAGTGTATTCATTCCAGATAATTCATCACATGCTGGCTGTGTATAACTTACCAGTTTCACGCTTGGTTGCATATTTTTTCCACTTCATAAAGTTGAGATAAAATTCTGGCCCATGATATGCATGTTTATTTATCAGAGTCAGAATATCTTTTACAGACATACCAGACATAATCATTTCATTAATGTCTTTTCCATCTGTCTTTGGCCACACAACGATTGAAAATCCCATATCCGCAGCTTTCTCCATTGTGTATGCGATATGCTTATTGCGTGGCTGATTGTCAAAAATAAGTACTGTGTTTTTACGATTTTTTACAATTGGATATACAGCTAATAGATTTGAATTACCAACTGCAAGAGAATTTGGGAGAAAGAGAGAGTCAATAACACCCTCGACCACATAGATACGCTCGGCACGATTAACTCTTGGAATGTTGTAAACAAAAGGATAATTGTCGAGAAGACGAAAGGCTGTATATCTCATGTTTGTTTTACCACTGATATCTCTACCAGTAAACCCGATCAATCGACCACGGCGTGTATATGCTGGAAAGATAATACGAGGTCCATCATCATGAAGTCTATCTGGTGTAACTCTCTCTTTTAGAGATGAATGTACTTCAAGAAGTTTCTGTGAATTGTCACAATAAAACAATTCACTTAGAAATTCTTTTGGAATCTTTCTTTCACGCATGTATACGCGTGCAGGATGATCTTCTTCAAGAAAAGAAAGTTTTGGAAACAGTGCATCTAATCCAGAAGATCGAACAATATTCTTTTTCTTTGAGACAACCTTGACATCTTCTCTTCCTGAAGATTTGAATTTCTCAAGTCTATAAGAATTATACAATGCTCCATTTGCGTCTTTAAGAAAATTCTCGAACGACATACCAGCGTTGCAATTATGGCAACGATAGTTTAGTTTTCCCTTCTTCACATAAAAGTATCCACGCATCTTGCGTTTGTTCTTTTGTGAATCACCACAAATTGGACATCTTAATGAAGCAAGAAATGGATTTCGTTGCTTAATTTTATGCACTGGAAAATTTGTAGTGAGAAGAAGTTGTGCGTATTTAATATCAATGTGATTCATAATAGACATATTATACTAATTACACTATAGTGTAAACCCAGAAAACATTCTCTGGAAAAAAAGTTGACAACGGTTTCGTTGATGTTTATATTAGTATCTGTACCATGGAAACAATGGTTTAGCTTCTTTTAGGACCATTATTAACGTAAAGCCCAAACCAACCTGCACCAATACCAACAACAGTTGAAACAAATCCTGCTTGCTGTGTGGTGGGACTGTCTAGAGACATAAACCAATCTGTTGCATTAAAAAGAAGAACAATGTATGCAATGATAAAGATACGTGGGAAGATACGCCATTCATTAACAGCTAATGCAAGACCAGATATCTTTGAAAAGAGAGCATCTGACATTTTAACCTCCAATGAAGAAGGTTTTAATTGAGTTGAAAGCAAATGATATAAACGCACCAATACCAGCAGCCAGACCTAGAGCAAAGATCTTTGTGTTTTCCAGTTTGGTAATTCTAGCATCAAGTTCATTTGTTTCTTTTCTACGATCTGTCTGTTCAGTAAGAACAGCAAGCTTATTTGATGCGGTCTCTGCTTCGTTTTGTGTCAGTCGATTTTCATGGAGTAAAACAACACGGCGGACTTCTTCCGCAATTTCAGAAAGTTTGTCAATAGTTATATCCATTTTATTGATAATTTCTTTAAAACTATTGAGATCTGCCTGTACGACAGCTACATTGGTTTTAATATCAGCAAAATCGGCGTCTATTTTTTTACGTTCTTCCATTATTGTTCTTCTTATTTTTGGAGCTAACTAACATACTATTTATAATTAGCGGTTGTTGAAGTCCTCAATGGATTTTTCCAGTTCTTTCTTTGCTGTTTCAAGATTATCGAGATTGCCTTCATTAGACTCATAATATTTCTTATAAGCTTCAATGAGAAGTTTTTGCTGTTCAATGAGTGACATTGTCTTTTTTGTATTTACAGAAAGTGTTTCATATCCACGATCTGTCAATCCAAAAAAGACAGGTGTGTAATCTTTATCTGTAATTTCTTTGAACTTCTGGTCTGTATTAAATTCTGTGACAATATGCCATTCAAGAGGCTCAAGTTGAATTTGATCTACAGATGTAGTGTTGAGTTTCTCGCGAGGAATCTCAAGTTGTGCTACGGATCCAACATCAAATGTCTTCGTGCAGCTACTCAACGATAAGATTAGGATTAGCGATAGAAGGACAAGATGTGTTACTCTTGCTCGGCCGATCTGCATTGATTTCTTCTCCTGTCAAAGGAGCTCCGGACAAAATTTCAAAGCATCTGTTTACGTCCGATGTTCCTTTATTGATTACTTTCTCTATGAGCTCTGGACGACCGACGGCAAGTTTACCTATATCTCTTTCACCCAAAAGCTTAGAGGTCTTATTGAATTTATCCTGAAGATCAGAAATTCCATCACGTGCTTTTTTAAGATCTTCGTTAAGATTAGATATAATAGCATTTTTACGTTCGGAATCTTCTATCATCTGATTGATGGTTTCTTGTTGTTTCAAAGTCGTCTGTTCAAGCTTCACTGTTTGTTCAATTCGTGCTGCAAGTTCATTTTGAAGATTTGTGACATAAACATATCCTGCATATATGACACCACCGATAGCTGCAAGTGCAAGGCCACCAATTGCAATTTTTTGAATAAGAGGATTGGCAAGAAGCTGTATCATTATGCAATCAATCCTGTATTGTAAACTGTTCCTGCATCTGTTTTTAGAGCAGTAAGAACAGACTTACGATTTTGTGCAGGAGAAACATAACTTACATGAACCCAGCCACTCATCGGTTT